TACATCCCGAGCTACGATGTAGAAATGAAATACGTAATGGGCGAGACATTGAATGATGAGCGTGTGGTAGATGGACTCATGGAAGAGATAGAAAGGGGTGATTACAATGGATAAAGTGTGGGTAGTGCGTAAGGGTAAGCACTTCAACGGTTTACTGAAAGCGGTTTACTGTGGTATGGATTATATGGACTGTGAGGACTGGATAAAGGAACACATAAAGCCCGGAGATCATATGTACATCGAGCAGTGCGAAAGATTGAACCGGAAAGACCAGAACGACATTCTGAAATATGCAAAGACAATAAAGTGGGAGGGATGATATGGATTATATGAGTGATATGGAGCGTCATCGTGACTACGTTAACAAATTAGGAGAAATCATACATAAAGTTTTTGGCAACGTAGAGATTGACATTATACCCGGATACGATGAGGATCTCTTTGAGAATGAAAACCAACAAGCATTTTTAGACGCAGGACATTTTTACGGATTATAAGGAGGGCAATTATGACGGTTGTAATGATGTTAAGGGCGATAGTGGATGCTCTGAATGGAATAAGGGAAGAACTGAAGAGAATGAACGACATGAGGGAAATAGACCTCACAGCAACACAGAGAGCAATGTTGGATCAGATAAGGAGGTAAGGTTATGGTTATCAAGTCAGAATACTACGTGGTGAAGAACAAGAGAACAAAAGAGGAAAAGCGTTTCCGCACTTTCAACGGACTCAGGGAGTGGTGGAGATGTCTCAGCATAGATGAATCCCTGGAGTGGAGCGGATGGGACTTCGTCACAGAATACAGGGATAGAGATGGTGGGGATTGGTGCTTTACCAGTTGAATATATAAGCGAAGGGTGATATAATGATAACAAAGCTCCTCACACGGCAGAGGGGTTTTGTTATCTAAGATATGAGAGGTAATGAACATGAGTAAACGACCAACAAACGATTGGATACAGCCGTCAAACCAGAAGTCGCCAAAGGAGATCAGGAGAGAACAAGCAAAGAAGTTTAGCAGAAAAGCAAAGCCCAAACACGTAGAAACACCAATGTTACGTGCAGATGAGTGGAATAAAAAATTTGAATTCGCCAGCAAGAAACTTCCAGCAGGAAATTCAGAAATAGCAAATCAGTTGCATCCTATGTTGCAGCATTTGTCTGGTAAGACTGACATTAACGCAAATGAGAATAATGCTTACTTCACAATTGATGGACAATATAACGGTGATGTGAACACATTATTTCAACATGTGCATTTCAAAAAGATTCCTGATACGGACAGCAAGGTTAACAAATATTTAAGCAACATTGTTAGAGATAAGGGAACTCACCTGACACCTCAAGCATATAAGACTTTTTCAGATAACTGGCATCACAGTTCTTATATGGGGTTAAAGAAATCTTTGCCAGAATTAAGACCGAATAGAAAAATGGATCTCTCGAGTTATGAAATTCTCGAACAGGTTATGAATCGTAGCTCAACATGGCAGATTGCTAAGAAGAATCAGCCTAACAGCGATCAGACATTAGACAGATGGTTGGATCTTTATGAAGTTATGAACAAGGCTCAGTCCACAGATACCGGCATTTTTGATTGGGCAATACAACAGATAGAGAATGGGAAGAGAAGTATTGAATGGATAACTAATGTTGTAGATTATAAGCTAAGGTTGAAGCTTAAAGAATAATAGGAGGGTGTTGTTATGTATGGTTGTAATTGGGATGATCTCTATGATATAACTTTCAATTTTCAAAATGGACTGCATCAGTCTCGGGTTTGTCAAACTCTGATTGCTTTCGACATAGAGACGAGCAACGGATGGAGACAGTCCGACGGCTCAGTCCTCGGGTTTAACCACTTAAGATACAAGAACGATGAGAAATACCGCAAGGCTATCGATGAGGGAGAGCCTGTCTCTTGTCTCTATGTGTGGCAGGTTGCCATCGAGGATGGTCAGGACATCAAAGTGTTCATGGGCAGGGACTGGGAAGACTTTGAAGGCTTCATGCATAAGCTCACGCTTGAGATAAGAAGACAATCAATATATGGGCAATCCTCAGTCGACAGATATGCTGAAGCATACTACGCACAGAAGACAAAGAACAACGTTAGCATGCGAGTGTATGTACACAATCTGGGCTTCGAGTTCCAGCATCTCCGCAACGTATACGAGGACAAGTTTGCATCAAAGGGTAGGGGAAGAAAAAAGAGGGGTGGCAATGTCTTCGCAAGACAGTCACGTAAGCCTATGAAAGCTTCCTTTAATCTCAACAAAGTAAAGTGCGAGTTCAGGGACAGTCTTGTGCTTGTCCAGAAGTCTCTCTCTGCATGGTGCAAAGATGAGAAGCTCCCGGTCCAGAAGCTCGAAGAGCCTAAGGATTATTATCTTGAAATGAGAACACCTCTCACAGAGCTCACCGATGAAGAGATACACTACTCAGAGAACGACGTAGTGTCCATGATATGGGGTCTCAAGAAGTACAGGGATAAATATACCACTATCAACAATATCCCCCTCACACAGACCGGAGAGGTACGCAGAACGTGCCGTGAGAAGGTTGCCAAAACCAATAAAGCGTGGGCTAAGCTTTGTCACGATATTACAGTATCATACACACCCGAAGAGTTTAAGAGACTTGTGTGGCTTTTCCAAGGTGGCTGGACGCATGCCAATAAAATGTATGTTGGAGATAAGCTCACAGACATTAAATGCTTTGACTTCGCATCGTCGTACCCTGCTGTCATGTGCACCAGAACTATGCCCCTGGGTCAGTTCGTAGAGTGTGACCCCTCAGAGTTTCCCGATCTGGAAGCCCAGGATGTCAACACAGCTAAATTTAGATGGTATATGAAAATAGAGCTTGATGGTGTCTGCTCTAAGCTTGATAACTCCTATTGGTCACTCAGTAAGGTTGCGTTTGATGAAGATCACCCTATATCAGGACAGGTTGTGGACAACGGCAGAATATACTGCTGTAGTCACATGGTGGCATATATGACTGACCTCGACTGGGACACATTCAAGCAGTGTTACGATTTCAAAGATTACAAGGTAGTCTCCATATATAAGAGCCTCGCTGGGTATCTTCCCAAGGAGATGGTGGAAACTATACTGGACTACTTCCAATATAAGACCAGCCTAAAGGGGATGGATGGAAGCGAGAGCCTATACACTGAATCAAAACAGTTCATCAATAGTGTTTACGGAGTTTTTGTAACCAAAATAATAACTGCTATTATATCATTCGATGCAAACGGATGGGAAAGTAACGAGCCTGACGATAAGACGTTCATGGAAATGTTGCATGAGACTAAGGAAGAGGATAGCTTCACTGTCTATCAGGCAGGCGTATGGGTAACAGCATGGGCAAGACATAATCTCTTTGATTTCATAATCGCACTGGATGAGAGGATAGCATATTGTGATACAGATTCTATCAAAGGACTCTTCACTGACGAAGATATCAAGTTCGTAGAAGATTATAACAAGAAGATAGAAGACCTTGAGAATCAGGTGGCTCAGATCCTCGGCATAGACCCTGCAAAGTACACAGCAACTACAAGTAACGGCAAAGTTAAGAGATTGGGTGTCATGGAGCGGGAATCCGACGCCGAATTTTTTAAGACCCTCGGCTCAAAGCGCTATGTATATCAGTCAGACGGTGAGATACACTGCACTATAGCAGGTCTACCAAAACGTGCTGGAAAAGCTAAGATTAAATCCGTAGACGATTTCAAGGATGGTCTTATCTGGGACACACAGGAGAGCGAGAAGCTTATCGCCAAGTACAACGACAACCAGAACCCTTGTATCTGGATTGACAGAGACGGCAACGCTTACGAGAGTGAAGCTAAGTATGGAATATGTCTACAGCCGACAACCTTTGACCTCTCCATAAGCAACGAGTTCAGCCACTTCCTCAACCTTCTCAAAGGTGGGATGCTTGACCGGAACGATGAATTCTACACAGATATGCCGGGATGGTTTTTCAAATAAAAAGAAGTGACCCCGAGGTGGTGAGCCTCGGGGCTTTGATGTGCAAAGGAGTGTTATATATGGTTATGAACGGAGTGTTGTGTTGTTATAATTATAATAGCATAGTAAGATTACAATGTCAAGCAAAAATTTCCATTAACATCCTTTGAATTTCTCCGGTTGCAACTCTGATATTTCCTTTATAGAAATTATCTCTTAAGCTCTTCAGATAAGGTGTTGCCTTTATCATGGGTATATTCAGGTCTCCCTCTGTTTTTATGTTATACACATAGTCACAGTGCTTGTCTACATCGTTGGAAATATAGATATAACTGGATCCATAGTACTCATGGACACCATATCTCTTATTCCCATATATGATAGTACAGATATAGATAGCACGACCCCACCCATCAGGTTTACATACCAGACTGTTATTATCTGCTATCCAGACGTTGCTTGTATATGCTTCATCTGTCTGTCCAAATGCCCTATTTGCAGCACTGTTCATATGTTTGTCAGCCAGTCCTTCAACGGTCACATTCTCGTATACCACAACGTCAGTCTTAAGCTTCCGGGTGTTTGTCTGGATCTTCCCGTTGAGATGTAACATTGTGAAATAAGGATTTCCCAAGCTGATACAGTTGGCTGTCATGATTATCGGCAGGTCTTCGATTTTACCGTTGACCGTGTCGTAAATTGTCTTCATCAGTCGGGTTTCATCGGGGAGATATCTCCCGTCAAGAGGCATAAACTCATCCATGTAGAAGTACCTCACATTAGATGATTGGAATATACCACGGTACTGTTTAACACCCGTAGCGTTTTTAAGGGGCACTACGTAGCCGATTATATCCGACTGTTTCTCATCACCTTTGCCCTCCGTGGCGTAGATGTAAGAGAACACATTCTCCTGTTTCCTCTCACTTATGGAAACATCAGGATACTCATCGCTGAGGAAGTTACTGAAGATACCTTCGGCAATATGTCCCAGCTCCTTCACGTTGCGAACGAAGATCATAAACCGCTCTCCGTGTTCAACGTAGCGGGTATAAAGATATTTAGCAGAGCTGTATGTTTTTCCAGCTCCTCTCTCCTTGTCCTCTGACACTGCTATTACGAAGCATATGTGTTCGGCTTTAGCAGTCTCTATCATATGTGCAATATCAAAATAACCTTTATATGTTTTACTCATTTCAGTCACCTCATGTTCCTACAGGCTTATAGAACCTTATTCCTGAATTGAACATCTGGGCAATTGCATCCGCCACAGGTATTGGAACATTTTTCACAATACAGTTTGTTGTTTTTACAAACGTTGTACTGTCTTGTGTCCATTGCGGTATCTCGCTGGCAGTAGTACTACCATTCATATAGTTAATAACTCTCGGTATACCAATGTCTCCTGACGCTAGTCCGTACCTGTCAAAATATTTATCATACTTCTCCAGTATGTCGGGGTTGAGTGACACTCTAAGCATAAGAATATCACAGAACGCCATATCCAAGAAGTTTGAAAAACCAGCACCATTGCTACGCAGATATTTATTCTGTGCATATGCAGGGCGTGTGAATTCAAAGTTTTTGTCTATTGCAGTGTCTTTTTTACCAAGAGCAACATCATAAGCTTCTTGACTCTGATCCCAACGATTACCAAGAATTTGCTTATTAACATCAATAGTTGCCCCTGCAAACACAAAATCAGCACCTTTACTAACTAATGGTGTAAGATTCTGCGTTGCAATAGACTCGACCGCACCTTTTCCAATTAGACCAGCAACTTCTGCATATTGTTTATAGATTCCGATCTGTTCAAGTTCTTGTTGATAAGCGAAGTCCAAAGTGTTATTAGCTATAAACCCATTGGCAATAGCTGCTCTCTGACTCTCCCATCCAGATATTACATATGGAAGAGTTGGGAATTGACCGAACACAATACTCTCAAGAACATTTGCATTGGTTGTGAGTGCGTGTGGGGATATTCCGTCTACTTTATAATTAATAGGAGCTGCTGTTAAAGTGGGAGCATCCACAGCATCAAAAGTTATCGCTATTTTACAGGTATCTGTAGCGTCTTCCTGAATGTCGTGAAAATCCTCTATCTTTAGTTCTTTAATATCTCCATTGGGAGCTACAAGCCTGTAGTACGTGAAAGGATATAAATCAAGCTTCTTGTTTCGGACCTGCTGTCCTATAGCACTATCCATTCCGATATAGAAAGGCGATTCATATCTAGCACCACTGAACAACGCCATGCCAGCTGTGAGAGGGTATATACCTATGATGCTTTCGGTGAGACCGTTAGTTGTAAACCAGTCAAGGAACTTTCCCATTAAAGCAGGGGCTTCTGTGGTTTCCGAAGTAGGATTCAATCCACCATCTATAAACACATAAGTTATTGGAGGTATGATACGGCTACCACCTAAAGGATATATTGTGTTTCCACCTAGCGACCACACTTGTTGATCGAACACAAATCTTGAGCCTGCAAGAGGGCGAGCCGAACCTGCAGGATGTGTGTCCAAGTAATATGAATACAGAGAGGGAGACATCACAGTGAAACTTGTATCTCCTCCCCATGAAAATACGTCCCCTATAAGATCATAAAGTTTCTGTGAAGGTGTATTAGGTGCTGTTTGACCAGTATCTTTAGAAGCCAGATCCATATCGCAAAACGTGATAAGAACACCTAGTGTATTATCAACGCCCAACTCTTCACACAATCTCTCTCCAACGAAAACACCGTCGCCGTTATCGCCTATAGAATAATAAGGCTTCTCTGTGTCTCCGTTAATAGGAAGATTTTCAGCTGTACGATGCTCCAGAACTGAAGGATCATACGGATTTTTCAAATAGTCAGCCTGACTTAAATGCTGTCTTTCAATAGTCATTTCGTCATATTCAGCGTCAAATCTCCAACTTTCAAATTTATCAAGAGCCCATTTAACAACTATTGTTTCATTATTAATATAATCACAGTCGAGAATAAACCCGAAAAAAGTTTTATTGCCCCAGCTTGGATTGACAAAAGACAAATAATTGCACGTAAACATTATAGCAGGAGATACCACATTTGCATCAATATACAACGAACCCTCTTTTCCTTTTCTTACCATAGTTGTGCTCGTGTATTGTGTAGCTATTTTAGACTGATAATAAGTGTTTCTTTCACTCTCAGTCTGAAATGCTATGTGCTGTTCGCCCGGAATTACGTTAACTCCAGAATAAAATGTTACACTACTATCCGGTACTATTCTCATTTCAATTTCTCCTTTTCAACTTGATATCTCCATTGTATCATACATTGTCAATATCTTCAACATTATTACCATGCTTGGCTATATTCTCATTCTTTGCCTTCCAGAAGTAAAACCCGAAAGCAGTAGAAGCAAGCCCGAATATGCCACCTATCAGAAACTCTAACGGGGTGGTATCTCCGAGCTTGAATACAGCAACAACCGTAACAACGGTGATTACAACCACCATCGTTACGGCAAATATCAAAAGCTTCTTACTTGTCTCCTGTTTCTTTAGGATTCTTTTTGGGCAATTTACATACTTCCTCATAAAGCACCGCACAAGTCCCGTTACCACCAAGCCCGACATACGGTCGGAAAACATACTCTACATTTTCCAGTTCCTCAGGCTCTATGTAACCTCTTTCTATATAAAACGTCAACCTCTGATATAACACATCGTGTCCCAAGCCGAGGAGCATTTTCCTTTCAGCGGTGCACTTATCGTTCTTGAGTTTAACCCACTCAATTAGAAACGTCCAAACACCACTCCCCAGCAGGGTCACGATTATAGGTAAGGCGAAAGATTGAAGAACATCCATTGTTGAGAGCGTATTCATTTCCAACCTCTCAATCTCTCATTTACAGCTCGCTGGACCACGGCATAATCAAAGCCAGCTGTATGGAGTCTGTTCTTCCTGTCCTGCCCATTACCCCATTTTCCCTGTATTACCTCATCAACGAGTTTGTCGATAGGTGTGCTCTCAGCTCTTGCCTCAGCAACCTGAACAGTAACGCCGTCGTACTTCGTCAGGTCGTACTTACGAATTGTCGACATCAAGGTGTTCACATATGTTGAACTTGTGGCATAGCCGTCAGCTTTAAGGTTCTGACAATACTCCAAAGGTTGCATAGATGTCTTCAGGTTTGCATACCTTTTAGTGGATATGAAATCGAAGTACCCTTCGATACCTGCTTCGACTGACGGATATGTGCGGAAGTTGTCTTTTATAGTTGTGAGCGTTCCTACGGAATACTCTTCTTTGGTCTTCATATTGACAGACCCGCCGTGCCATTTGCTTCCACATTTGAGCCCGAAGAAGTTGTTATATTTTGCCAGCTTTGACTGTCCCCAGTTGCTCTCAATTATCGCCTGTGCGATAATAGGACTGAAAATATGATAGCCCCTGTTCTTTCCTACTTTTACAACCAAAGGAGCTATGGTTGGTATGAATTCACTTTTGGTCATTGTCATTCTCCTTGAGAATCTCTCTCAACTCATCGATGGCTTTCTCGAAATCCTCACGCTTAGCGGAATGGTAAGCCAGGATAAGCTCGTGCTGGTGATCCATGATTTTCTTAAACAGTGCCATTTGTTTCTTTGTTATTTTACTCATAATAGCTCCTTTCGTCAAATGCTTAAATCTATGTCTTCTATTTGATTTTTCTGTCCGAATTGATTGTGTCCCCATGCATTATTAGCCAGACCAAGGAAATCTGCATTCAGATATGTGGTAGAAGGAACAACAGGTACTCTCCAGCTGTAATCATCAGCATTTGAACTGATAAGCATTAAACAGCCTGTCTTGCGAGTCGAACTGTCTATAAGTCCCATATCGATTAACTTATTGGCAAGGATATGTAGTACATCATCGTTACACTCAAGTTTTTTTATTGTCCAGTTATATGTAACACTCCCCTGAACATCGGCTACATTGTATGAAACCGGAGTAATGGGAAGATGGTACGGATGGCTACTAACACTGGTTGGAAAGTTTTTGAATCTGAATATCTTTTTACCTCCGGGACCGGTGTTACTCGACGGGACAAAGAATCCGTAACAAGTGTATCCAAAATCCTTACCAGCAACGTTCGCCCAACGTAATCCGTTAGCACATCTGTCAAATAATGTATTAGTGAAATTATTTAGTTCATAGTCTATCAACAATGCACCATATCCATAATTATTTGCAGTGGCTCTGAACCAAGTTATAGATTTGTCCTGTAAACTGAAATTGTAGGGAGCGGCTTCCGGTTCGATGGAAAACGTTCTTAACGCATTTCGGGAAGATATGCTACCGTTATATTGTCTAAGCTGATAATTACCATATGCTACAGCCTCAACAGAAAAAGGCTCTGGCGGAGTTGGTGCAGGAGATGTTGCAATTTTCTTCTTTTTCCTCGGGATATATATTAACGGACGTTTATTGTAAATAGCCATAACAATATGCTCCTTTATCATAAATAAGGGTAATGCCAGTAAACCAAGCTGGATAGCAAGACGTATGTACAGCACTGTATCTCAAGTGTCCTACCTGTACATCACGGATACTGTACATCACCCTTGTTATGATTATAATTTAACTTTGCTGATCTGTCAACTGCTCTTCCAGTTCTTCAATTCTCTCCTGCAGTTGCTCTATCACCTTCCACATGTAGTACTGTCTCTGACCGTAGGTGAGACATTCCGAAAATGATGTTGGAATTATGAGACGAGGTGGGAAGGGTGGTATTGTGTATCTTGAGTCTCTCATGTTGTTACCTCCTTAATAGAAAAGACCTACATATGAGCCAGCAGGTATTGTAGCACCATAATACATTTTAAATCTGATAGCGATTCTCGTTTCATTAGGCGTTATAAAATATGTTTTTATACGGACCGGACATATTACAACATTGTTTGTAGTTTGCTCTGTCAATACTAAAGTGCCTGTTATAGACGGACCATCCCATACACGTGCAACACTTTTTGTGACCAAATCCCAACCATCTCCAATAAGATTTTCTACAGCGGCTGAGGACGCTATATAATCGTAACTACCCAACAGTGAGTAGTCAGAACTTGGTGCTGGAATCGTTACACCATCAGCGAGAAGTGTAAATTTTAACTCAACATTCGTGTAAAATCCTCTATAGCCTTTAGTTTGTGGTGACTGTGAGTATGCACCCTCAAATAAATTAAGAGTCAATTTCATAATGTTGTTCTTCAGAGTGTATGCTCCACTGGGTACATCCCAAGAAGTGCCACTACTCGACGATTCATCTATCTGAACATTGCCTAGTCCATTTAATCCGCCACCCCACTTTGTATCGTAATTAGATACACTATTCTTTACTAATGTTTGTCCAGCTGTTCCACCTGCCGGGACATCTTTATCTGAATCGTGCAAAACATCGTATGTATATGTGTAATTCCACGTCACATAATTATAGTTACTTCCGGGCGTTGCTGTTATATTGACAGTTATAGATCCCTCTGCAGGAACATCATCCCACCAGTCAATGTGCAACAATCCTAAGTCAGAATTGTAAGACAAAGACATGTTGTTACTGTCTGAAGCAAATGTACAATCGTCAGACAGATTAACCTCAACATTTACCGAGTATCCCTGCAACGATACCACCTGATCACTCGAGTTATTAGCCGTGAGAGAAAATCCAACTCCCGAGTTATCAACACAATCTATATAGATGTCAGGAAACAGTGTCGAACAATAGCTATGTATTCCCTGTCTCTGAAGTTTGACAATGCCACCTTTAAGGTCAGCTCTCACCTGTGGATATAGATTGTTAGTTGAATCCCAATAACCACTGTCGCCCGAAGGTACGAGAACGTGGTCTGTACCATCATCCGTAGAAGTATCAAAAGCAGGCACACCGTTAACAGCATATATTGATTGCTGTGAATAAGTGTTCACATTATCGGTTATTCCATAATACTGGCTCGATTCGCTGTCAGGTGTGAGTGTGAATTTTATCACCTGCGATGTTGATGCTGGTATAGTAATATTAACATATACTCGCATATAGTTAAAGAATGTACCAGATATAGAATGTACATATTCAGGATAAATATCTGCACCGACCGTGTCACTAGTTGTTGTGAACGTGTCATTACCCGATGCCCTTACATACCATTCCATATCAAATGGCTCACTGGTTTCATTAGTGTTGTTTATTGACAACGTAATCTCGTTGTTCCCTGAGTCTTCAATGGAGATATTAAATCCAGACAACGCCTTGTCATTAACGATATTATATCTATCAACAATATGTGTCTGATTTCCAACAGTTTCGACTATAGGATAAATATCCTTCTTAGGGCTCCATCGTGTTGCATAGTCAGCATCGCTATCCTTTATGAGAATTTCATCTGTCGTTCCACCAGCAGGCACGCCAACACCGGGATCGCCTTGAGGACCCTGAATTCCCTGCGGACCTTGAGGACCGGGAGCACCATCCTGTCCATCCTGTCCCGGAACACCCTGAGGACCCTGAATTCCCTGCGGACCTTGAGGACCATCCTGTCCCGGAACACCCTGAGGACCCTGAATTCCCTGAGGACCTTGAGCTCCATCAATGATTGTGACATCCTGAAGTGATGAAACCATTCCATCGGCAGGATTGTACATCTTGAACTTAATTGTGTGAGTATTAGGTGTAACACTTAGATCGCGTATGGTCTCTCCAACATAAGTAGACACACCAGCATAAGCATAAACAGTATCTGTGGTGTCGTCGTCATATGTTATTGTCAAAACTGAACGCTTAGGCATCTGTTTCTGAAATGTTTGCGAGACTGAGGATTCATCGGGATTTATACGTGTTCCCTTGGTCTCAACAGTCGCTGTTTCAACGTTAGTCACTTCAATAGACTTTATACCAAGTCCGGGATCACCCTTAGCACCATCCTGTCCCGGAATTCCCTGAGTACCCTGCGGACCTTGAGGACCAGCAAGAACGTTGAAAGACTGATGTGTGCCATCGGTGTAATAGATAACAACAACGGTCTTATCAGTTTCAACTGTGCTCTCTATCCTGTCAATCCCTTTGACACCATCCACTGAAGCAGAAATAGTGACAGTACCATCACCATTATCCGTGATAGTGATGTTCTCACCTTCTATAAGTTCATTCTGTTTGTGGAGATATAACCAGATAAGTTGTTCGGCATACGAGAGAGCTTCTGAGAAGCTCTCCGGTATTACCAACTCACCAAACATATTATCAGCTCTATCGTATAATTCACTCATAGCCTTGCCCCTTTCAGAACTTCGATTATTTTGTTATAGGTTTCCGTAGAAATGCCTTCAGGTATATGATACATCATTCACCTCAAAATATCAACATGAAAAGGTCATCAAATATCTCCCAGACTTTGTTCAGGAGAGGCATTGACCTGTAAAGCATCTCCATATTGATGTTGTAGTCTGTTTGATTGCTACTATCAGAATGTGTGCCTGAAGATGTTTCACTGTTTGACGTTGTCTGTGAGAGGTCATCTGACGTTGTACCCGACTTCGTAAGCGTGTTACCGTTTGAAGCGGTCTTTGTCGTTGAGCTCTCTATTTCTCTAACGTCGTGAGCATCTACATCTGTAACATCTGTGCGGGCATCAGTTGCACCTGCACCATTCTTACCATAGGTAACAACTTCCTTGGAGCCGTAGGTTGTCGTGTCTTTCCTTTCAGCCTGTACTCCGTCGTGAGTCTTACCATAGATAAGGTCTTCAGTTCCACCGTAGGTTGTTTCATCTGTGCGGGCATCTGGGTGTCCGTCAAGATCTGAGCCATAGGTGAGGGACTGCTTTCCACCATATTCTGTAGAGTCTTCCCTGTTGTCAAAGCTAAGCTCTGAGGATCTGTCTGTTGTAACCTTCTCGTTTGAAGTCTCTGCGTTGAGCGTTGTCTGACCGGTCTCCTGAGCTGTAGACATATAATTGTAAGTGTTGTTGAGTTCGAAAGAAGAACCAACGTTATTACCGTTTATGCTGAACTCACTCTGTGTCCCGTGAGGTGTCTGAGCAATGCTACCATCATAATTGACAGAGCGGAGATTCTGCAGACTTCCCTGTGGTGTGTCAGACTGAACAGTTGCAGAGTTGACCCTATTATCAGACCCTGAGGAGCTCCATGTTTCATCTCCACCAGAATCAGACGTTGTTTCTGTACCTGACTTCGTAAAGGTGTCAGTTCCACCTCTCTTGGTAAGCTCTGAACCTTTCTTAGCAAGAACATCCGTACCACCCTTCTGGCGGGACTCTGCACCCTCTTTCTTAAGAGTATCTGTTCCGTCGTGAGCGTGTACTTCTGAACCGGCTTTTGTAAGGGTCGTGCTGTCATCTCCGGTGTAGGTATCTGTAGACTCTGTACCAACGGTCTCACTAATAGTCTCCGTGCCAGTGTCAGTAGAAGCTACTGTAACATCATGGTCAGCCGTAAGGGATCCAGTGCCAGTCTTAGAATCTGAAGTCGTACCAGAGTTCGAAGCGTTTTTGACATTGTAGTCTGCAAAAATCTCTTTGTCGAGATTTGTGAATATTTTGTTTATATAGCTACCACTATTATAGATCTTTTCGTTGAGAGCAATTTTCCAAAGCGGGAGAGTTTCATATCCCAGCTCTTCATTCATGAAATGGAGAGCAAAGCCTGTTATAAACCTCTGGACATATTCATCATCTATGGCGTTACTCGGCATGCTGTCAAAAAGACAACGGGAAGCTATTGAGTAAACATCATTGACGTTTTCCAAAGACTCTGCAGGACGTTTATTAAACTGGAGAATTTCTCTTATTGACTGTGTGTAATTAGCCATTGTTGCTCTCCTTTCCAGCTGTATTATCTCTTGAACCTTTTGCACCATCTACTCCAAGCTCATCAAGAGTTTGAATTGCCATATCTCCGGGGTATGGGTTGAGCTCCGGGTTATCCGACGAAAGATTAACCGAGAGATCAAAACCAAATTTCTTATTCATGCGATTGCAAAATTCAACCCTATTCAGCAAACGTGAATTTAAGGAGATAAGGTCTTCCTGTCTGTCAATGGTTATCTCATCGTTGAGCAAACGCTCCTTCTTTGTAGTCTCTGCGGTTATTCCCAACATAGATAACGCTTCAGCCCAAACAACTTTAAGATTTTCCAGAAGTTCAGTACCTTTGAAATCTACCCGTGTATCTATTGTCTTAATTGACTCCGGGTCAAAGGTATTCTTAACCTCAATAACCGGCTGAAAACCAAATATCCTATTAAACAAATTCTTTATAGATAACGACTGATTTCTATTGCTGAGAATGAGATATGGTGTTATCTGTTGCTGAAGATTTGACCTGTATGTGCAGTGAACTTCCCAGAGAAGTCGTGCATAAAGGTCAATTTTCGGCATGAGGCTTGCCCACGTCATATTATCGAAAAGGAACTGCCACTCGTCAACTTCAATAAGTCCTGTGCGCCCATTGGCGGGAACAAGGCGGATATCTGTAGGATAACCGTAAACATCAAGAGTACCCTTATAGATATAATCCAGTCCGAGCCAAATATCAGTTCCAGTAACTTTACCCATAGCGGCCTTACCGTTAAACAGCAAGGATTTCTCAAAGTAAAGACGATCGCACGTTTCGGGAAGACCATGCCACTCAAACTGAGCTAACGCAAGATTAATAAGTCTCTCGCGATAGTACATATATATTTCACTATTTCTTATGACAAGGTTTTTCTCTTCTCTTCTCATATCGTAACTCCTTATATTACAAACGGGACGCTATATTATAACGCCCCGCCCGTTTCTATCACAATGCTTGCAGTCTCACGCTTCCTCAAAGTAAACGCTGTTGGCGAAAGGATTGTAGCTGAGCACCTTCCAAGTGTGCAGGAACGTATTTGTGTTGAGATGCTTCTGATCGAACACTGAGCTCATCTGATAAAGCTTGTCGAATATCATGAAGAAGTCTCTGTCGATAGTTGCACCAACAATTCCCTGAAGAGCTTCAACCTGCTCATCTGTGAAAGGAGTATAGCCGGGGATAAGTCCTGCGGCCGCAGTCTCACGCATAATGACATTGAGTCTCGCCTGCTCTGCATCTGTAAGAGCGAAAGAGTTAATCATCTCCTGCTGACCAATGAACTGCTTATAAGAAAGATTGTAAGCAGAAGCCAGAGCGTTGACATCGAGAACTGCGTTGCTCTTCGCTGTAAGGAAGAAGACCTGCTCATCTATAGGAGAATGAGTTGCAACACCTGCGATGTTGTAATCAACGTTCATGAAACGCATATCATTCGAAACAGCTTTCATCTCGGTGATGATTGCATCTGCGTTTGCGGCCGACAGTGTAGGAACAGATTTCCTTGCGTTGGCGTTCTCAAGATAAGCCTTTGCGAGAACGTACTTCATAAGGATGTACTCATCCCACTCTGCTGAATCAGTAAGCCTCTGGACGATTCTGGAAACAAGATCATATACACCAGACTCGGACGTGAAAGCAAGAGACAGCTCTGCGTCATTCGTGGTGATCTCGTAAACCAGTTTGCTGTTAACGGGATGGAAAGTTGCCTGATTGTCCGGATTGTTTGTCTTATAGACATCACCAGGATTTGCAGGATTCTGTACCCAACCTTCAGGAAGGACAAGACCAACCCAAACGTTCTCTACCACCTCACCGGGTCCAAGCATACCTTTCTTGAACTGCTTGAGGCTGTTCGTATAAGCACGAACAAGGCACATTACCTGTGCGATACGATTGACGAGGGACTGCATGAAGGAGTTCCTTGCGTCACCAGAACCAGTCACATAGAGCCCGTAAGCCTGTGCACTGTCTGCATCCTCAACAAGAGGTGTATTTGCCCTGAACTCTCCGCCGATCTGATTACGGATAGTATTCAGGATTGTGTAGCTATCTGCTGATAACTGAGTATTCTGCGGTTTGTACATTTGTTTATTCCTCCTCTTCTTTTACTTCTTCAAACAGACCTTCGTACTTAAGGTCTTCACCGTCGTAGTTCTCATCTTCCTTGGGATCTTCAGGAACCTCCGGTATAGACTCGTCGATATTCTCTGCCTTCTCACCAAAGAATGCTTTCTTGAATCTGTCGTTCCAACTTGCGTTCAATGCATCGATCTCTGACCGGTCAACCTCTACGGGCTTGTCCAGTGCTGCAACCTGCTCGATGATATCTGCACTGTCTTCACGACCTTCGATCAAACTTTCAAGAATTGGCTTTAATTCGTCGATGTTTATCATGGTCGTTAAGCTCCTTTCGTATTATTAATAACCATCTCTTTATATTCTACCATCATCCCCGCACCATGTCAACAACAACCGAAACAAAATCGCCCCGACTTCTTGCACGGCTCCGGTCATCGTGACAAGAGTATCCGGTCTCCG